TTCAAAACAGATTACAAACACTAGATGTAATGCAACAGTATGTAGGTGAATTCTTCTCTAAAGAATGGATTATGAAAAATGTTATGAGATTATCTGATGAAGATATCGAAGACATGAAGAAAGAAATTGATCAAGAGATCAGTTCTGGTGATATTGATACAGGCGAAGAAGAGGGTCAACCTCCTGAATCTGCTCCAGCAGCACAGGAAAAGAAACCTCAGCCACCTAAAGCAGAGAAAGAGGAGTAAATTATGTCTGAACAAGAAGCATTGGTTGCCGACGAACAAGAAATTGAAATGCCTTCAAACCAACAGGGTATTTTAGATTTTCTTAAACACATTGAAGACGGCGACTTCACTAATGCAGAAAGAGGATTTAATTCTTTAGTCAACGATAAGATCACTGACGTATTAGATCAAACTAAAATGAAACTCGCCGATCAAATCTTCAATGATTATGAAGACGATGGTGATGATGATGAAGAAATTGAATATGAAGAAGACTTCGACGAAGATGATGAAGAAATCGACGAAGAAGACGAAGATGATGATGACGAAGAGTGGGAAGAAGACGACGAAGAAGATCCTTCTGAAAATTAATTTTTTATAAATAAATAACATGAAATCGTTTACACAAATACGAGAAAAGACCAGCAAGATGCCTCCTGGAGAGCATGTCTTTGACAAAAAGGTTGGTAAAGTCAAAGTAATGGTTCATAAAACCGATAAGGGATTTGTGGTTTATGTAGACGGTGACAAGTTAGATACATATAGATCTAAATCAGAAGCGCAAAGGATGGGAATCCAATTCGCTAAGGAACTCAAATGAAACTGATCGCAGAGTATATCGAACACGATTTAGAAGTTATCACCGAGAAAAAAGAAAACGGTGAAAAGTCTTACGCCATTGAAGGCGTTTTTGCGCAAGCAGAACAAAAGAATCGTAACGGTCGCATTTATCCTCGCCCTATTATGGAAAAGGCAGTCGACAAATATGTGGTTGAACAAGTTTCACAAAAGAGAGCAGTTGGAGAATTAAATCATCCAGAGGGTCCGACTGTTAATTTAGATAAAGTTTCTCACCTCATCACTGACCTTCGCTTCGAGGGCAATGATGTGGTTGGAAAAGCATCTATACTGGATACTCCTAATGGCAAGATTGTTAAAGGATTGTTAGATGGGGGCGTCAGATTAGGTGTTTCAACTCGTGGTATGGGTAGTCTTGAGAATCGTGGTGGTACTATGTACGTTAAGGATGACTTCATTCTTAATACAGTAGACATTGTACAAGATCCATCAGCACCAGCAGCTTTCGTTAATGGAATTATGGAAGGTGTTGAATGGGTTTGGAACAATGGCATTATCGAACCTCAAGTAATTGAAGAAATGGAGACTGAAATTAAAACAGCTCCGCGCAAGCATCTCTACGAGACGCAAGTTCGTGAGTTTAAAAATTTCCTCTCGTTGCTTAAATCGAACTTTAAGGAGTAAAATATGTCTGAAGAATACTTAGACAATGTTGAACTTCACGATGAGGACAACCAAGTCGAGGAAGGTCACGACATGAAAAACGCAGAAGCGCAAAGCGTAGCGTCCGTGGATAAAGCATCTGAACCTGGCAAAAAAGCAAAAGCTCGTAAGGGTGATAACACTAAACAGGATCCGATGCCGAAAACTAAAGCAGGCATGATCAATGCAATGTATACAAAGATGGCAGGTATGAAGAAAGAAGACCTCGCTCTCGCGTATTCTAAAATGCATGAAGAGTTTGGCGAAATGGAAGAAGACGAAACTGTCGAACTTCCAGAAATGTCTTATGATTTTTCTGCCGAACTTACAGATCTCGTTGAATCAGAATCAACTCTTTCTGATGAATTCAAGTCAAAGACTGCTGTAATTTTCGAAACTGCAATTCGTTCCAAGATCGCTGAAGAAGTTGATCGATTGGAAGATGATTATCAATCACGACTGGAAGAAGAACTTGAGTCATCACGTTCTGATATGGTCGAGAAGGTTGATTCCTACCTCAACTATGTTGTTGAAACTTGGATGGAAGAAAACCGTGTTGCTGTTGAGCAAGGTTTACGTACTGAAATCGCTGAGAACTTTATGGGCAAACTCAAGGAGTTGTTTGTTGAGTCTCACATCGAAGTACCTGAGTCCAAAGTTGACCTAGTTGACGAACTCGCTGCACAAGTTGATGAGTTGGAAGAAAAACTCAACGCACAAACTTCTGCTGCTATTGCAATGCAAGAAAAAATGGAAGAGTATCAAAGAGAATCTGTGATTCGTGAGAATGCACGTGACCTCGCTGATACCGAAGTAGAAAAACTGAGGTCACTCGTATCTTCACTTGACTTTGAAGACCAAGAGTCTTTCGCTCATAAAGTTAAGACTGTTAAAGAATCTTATTTCAAGAAAGCAGTTGCAACTGAGTCCGAAGAAATCGCTGAAGATTGGAGCGCTGACGTAACTGAAACATCAAGCGCAATGGATCTCTATCTTAAATCAATCAAGAAAATGCATAAGGAGTAAACAATGCAACAAGTTTCTTATGATCAATTAGTTGAGAAATGGGCACCTGTACTCAACGAAGAGTCTGCTGGTAAGATCCAGGACGCTCATCGTCGTGCAGTAACTGCCGCTGTTCTCGAAAACCAAGAAATCGCTTTCCGTGAAGAGGCTGCTCAAAATGGAATGCTTAACGAAACTCCAGCAAACGTAACGACTAACGTTGCTAACTGGAACCCAGTACTTATCGCCCTCGTGCGTCGTGCAATGCCTAACTTGATGGCATATGACGTTTGTGGTGTTCAACCTATGTCTGGTCCTACTGGTTTGATCTTCGCTATGAAGTCAACCTATAAGACTACTCGTGGTGGCGCTACTACTGGCGACGAAGCGTTGTTTAATGAACCACGCGCCGCATATTCTGGTGATTCATCAATAACTTCATCTGGTTATTCATCAGGTTTGGACGGTGTTACTGATACAGATAACGACAGTTCTATCGCTGATTCAGGCGGTTCTTATATTCCTAATGGAATTGGAACTCCTCCTGCTGGTGCTGGTATGTCTACTGCTGACGCTGAATCTTTGGGTAACACTGGATCTGCTTTTGCAGAAATGGGTTTCACCATTGAAAAAGCAACAGTAACTGCACAATCACGTGCTCTGAAAGCAGAATACACGCTTGAACTCGCTCAAGACTTGAAAGCAATTCATGGTCTTGACGCTGAGACAGAACTTGCTAATATTCTGTCAACAGAAATCCTTGCTGAGATTAACCGCGAAGTAATTCGTACGATTAACTCTCAAGCATTGATTGGTGCTACTACGTCTAACCTTCAAACTAAAGGTATTTTTGATCTTTCTACAGACGCTGATGGTCGTTGGTCTGCAGAAAAATTCAAGGGTCTTGTAGTTCAGTTGGATCGTGAGTGTAACCAAATCGCTAAAGACACTCGTCGTGGTAAGGGTAACGTTGTAATCTGTTCTTCAGATGTCGCGACTGCTCTTTCTGCTTCAGGTATGCTTGATTATACTCCTGCTATGTCTACTTCTTTGCAAGTTGACGACACAGGTAACACTTTCGCTGGTACTTTGAATGGTCGAGTTCGCGTTTACATCGATCCATATGCTGGCGCTGACTACATCACAGTTGGTTATAAGGGTACTAACCCATATGACGCTGGTGTGTTCTACTGTCCTTACGTGCCCCTCCAAATGGTACGTGCGGTTGGTGAGAATGACTTCCAGCCACGTATCGGGTTCAAGACTCGTTATGGCATGGCTTCCAACCCATACGTTGGTTCAACTCCTGCTAACGGTCTTGCTACAGTACGTACTAACCAATACTATCGTATCTTCCGCGTCGATAATATTTTGACCTAATAAGAAGAACAATAGTTGCCGATTGGTGACATCCATTCGGATTAATTGGGGGACTTCGGTCCCCCTTTTTTTGCGTCAAATTTATTATAAATAGAGTTGTAATATTACTCGTGAGAATTCCATGGCAACAGTTAATCTTAAAGAAGTAATGGAAGCAGTACAAAAGAAAATTTATGCTGCTGATTCTTCTACCTCTAATCTTCAAGATTTAATCTATCTTCTCAAAGCAGCAAAAAGAGGAGATGGTACTATGGTTCAGCAGGTAGCGTCTGCTTCTGTTTTGCCTGATTTAACTGACAGTGCTGCTGATACTGAGATGATAGCATTCGTACAGAATGAAGGCAAGTTGTATTTTAAACAGGACAGTTCTGGTACGACTGTTTGGAAAACGTATACAGTAACTCCGTCAGCACCATCATTTGTTTATGGTGGCGAAACGAGTGGATTTTTTTCTGGTTCTTTATTATATCCAGGAGGCGGCGGGACAAGCAGTTCATCAATCATAAAAATTCCATTTACGTCCGATACAGGATCTAGTTCTCAAGGGAGCACAACTGTTGCGATGAATAATGCGCACGGATGGTCTAATTCTACAAATGGATATATTGCTGGTGGTTCAAGCAGTCCAGTTACTGCCTTCGACTTAACGCAGATTGAAAAATTCCCAATGTCTTCTGCAGCGAGTTCTTCTGACACTGGTGCAGATCTGTCCACTTTTCGCGGTGGCGGCGCTGCCAACCACAATGAAAGTTACGGGTACGCTACAGCAGGTAATCCTGTTGCTTCACCTACTGTTGCTAACGCTACTGATAAATATACTTTTGCGAACGAAACATCAAATGCTGCTATAATCTCAGGACTAACAAACGTCAGTCCTCAGATGCGTTATTCTAGTGGAGTCCCTAGTCCAACATATGCTTATATAGCAGGTGGACAAAACCCTGCTGTAAGTGCTTATCTTAACAATATTGAAAAATTTCCTTTCGCTGCTGAAGATACTGTTAGTGATGTTGGTGATTTATTTTTAGCACATCACTCTGGTGCTGCAGTAGCGTCAACAGAAAATGGTTACATTATGGGAGGAAACATTAGTCCTACTTACACTAATACAATTCAAAAATGGTCTTTTAGTTCTGACGGTAATGGTACTGATGTAGCAGATTTAACAGCTGCCAGTTATGGATCAGGTGGTTGTTCTTCAACGACTGCTGGATATAAAGCAGGTGGTATCATTACATCACCAACCTTTACTACGTTGACAAATACTGAAAAATTCACTTTTTCATCTGAGTCCAATTCTTCGAATATAGGTACAAGTCCGATCGGTTCTGATGCAGCAACCCAACAGGTATAAACAATGGCATTAACAACAAACATTAATTACCTGCAACCTACTGGGTTTGGTATCACGATTAATCGTGAAAACTATCCAAACCTTGAATATTTTGCGCAGGCAGTTTATCATCCAACTGTTAATGTTTCTGGCGTAGAATTACCCGTTAGAAGAACTCGTCTTGCTTTTCCTGGTGATAATATCTCGTTTGGAGATCTTAACGTTACTTTCTTAATTGACGAAGATATGAACTCGTATACTGAAATGTATAATTGG